GGTGACATCATGAAGTCCAAGATGCCCAAGGGTAAGAAGGGCGGTTGGATTAAGGATGCTATCAAGAAACCCGGGTCCTTACGTAAGTCACTAGGTGTTAAGGAAGGGGACACTATCCCCACGGGTAAATTAGCTAAAGCAGCTAAGGCTCCCGGTAAACTGGGTCAAAGAGCGAGGTTGGCTGAAACTCTAAAAGGCTTTAAGCATGGCTAAGACCCCTGCTTGGACTAGAGCTGAGGGCAAGTCTGAGAAAGGTGGTTTAAATGCTAAGGGTAGGGCCTCGTATAATAAGGCTAATCCAGATAAGCCCGGGCTAAAAGCCCCGCAGCCAGAAGGTGGTAGTCGTAAGAAGTCATTCTGTGCGAGAATGTCTGGGATGAAGAAGAAGTTGACCTCTGCTAAAACAGCGAATGATCCAGATAGCCGCATAAATAAAAGCCTTCGGGCATGGAAATGTTAGATGACAACCGTTTCATATGCGTATATTCATTGCAAACCTAATGGAGTCCCTTTTTATGTGGGGAAAGGGGCATTACGCCGCGCAAATTATCTAGGTGAACGTAATGCAAGACACAAATCTACGGTAGCAAAATACGGGGCAAAGAATATAAGCATAGGTAAATTTGAGTGCTCAAGTGATAAAACAGCTCTAATGCTTGAAATTGGGTTAATAAGATGTTTTAGGGCTATGGGGGTAGATTTAGCTAACTATACCGATGGCGGAGAAGGCGCACTAAATCCTACACTTGAATCACGCCAACGCCTATCTGAGGCTGCAAAAAAACGTGGGGTTTCAGAGGCTTGCCATCAAGCTAGAGCAGCAGCTAAATTAGGAGTGCCTCTTTCAGAGGAGCAAAAGAAAAAGTTGTCCATTGCAATGACCGGGAAAGTATTTACAGAAGAACATAGAAAGAATATTAGTCTCAGTGCTAAAGCTAGAGGGGTGTCAAAAGAATTCCTCGAAAAAGCCCACGCGGCAAGTAGAGGAAGGGTTCATTCCTTGGAAGAAAGATTAAAACGTGGGGCGGCTATACGTAAAACGCTCCAGTTAAAAAAAATTGGGGCCTCAATATGACAACTAGTAGCCTTACAGCGTTCAATATGGATCTTAATGCTATCTGCGAAGAAAGTTTTGAGAGATGTGGCGCTGAACTACGTAGTGGTTATGATATGCGTACTGCGCGTAGATCTTTGAATCTACTAATGCTTGAGTGGGCAAATCGTGGAATTAACCTGTGGACTATTGAACAGGGCCAGATAACTCTTACAACTGGGCAAATATCCTACGCAATCCCCACAGACACAGTAGATCTACTAGACCACGTAATTAGGACTGGTACTGCATCTAACCAGCAAGATATTAATATCAGCCGTATCTCAGAGTCTACATACTCAACCCTGCCTAATAAGAACGCTAGTGGTCGCCCGATACAAGTTTGGGTTAATAGACAGACTGGGGTACCTAGGTCTACTGCAAATACTACGTTGTCAGCAGCAATAACAGCAACCGCCACAACAATCAACGTAACATCTGCCGCCAGTCTCCCCTCAGTTGGGTTTATCAATATTGATTCAGAGACTATAACGTACCAGAATATCGTTGGAAACCAGTTACAGTATTGCTTCCGGGCACAGAACGGGACTACAGCAGCGGCACATAACAACGCTGCATCGGTAACAAGTATCAACTTACCAAATATAAACGTCTGGCCTACGGGTGATGGCGGTGGTCCTTACACATTTGTGTACTGGAGACTACGTAGGATGCAAGATGCGGGTGATGGTAATACAACCCAAGATATTCCGTTCAGACTACTACCGGCACTTGTTGCTGGGCTTGCAGTTCAGTTAGCTATGAAGTTGCCTAATGGCATGGAAAGGCTTCAGATGCTTAAAGCAATGTACGATGAGCAATGGATGTTAGCTTCGGATGAAGATAGAGAGAAGGCTCCGATAAGGTTTGTGCCTCGTCAATCGTTTAATTACTAGGCGGGTACATGCCTTCTAAATACTCATCTGGTAAGAACGCAATAAGTGAATGTGATCGGTGCGGGTTTAGGTACAAGTTAAAAGAATTAAGACGGCTAGTAATTAAGACTAAGAACGTAAATATTCTAGTCTGTGGTAACTGTTGGGAACCAGATCAGCCGCAGTTGTCTCTAGGTCTGTATCCTGTATCTGATCCTCAAGCGGTACGTAACCCAAGACCAGATTTAAGTTACTATGCAGCAGGTAGTACTGGATTACAGATAGAAGAGCTTACTAGCCCTACCCCAGCAGAGCTTGCTGATCCTCTGGCTAATGGGATACAGAGTATAGGTAGTCGTATAACCCAGTGGGGGTGGAACCCAGTGGGGTTAAATAATGTGCTAAACTTACCGAATGTTAACAATGATCTAATATCGGTTGGTGCGGTTGGAACAGTAACTATAGTAGTAACTTAAAGGAGCATATCATGGCTAAAGGTGGAAAGACTAACGAGCAAATGAAGCAACTAGGTCGCGGCCTAGCTAAAGTAGCTAACCAGAAGAAACCAGTGCGTAAAGTACCTGTATGCGCCCCTAAACGCGGTATCTAAGGAGTATAGAATGAGTGAATTTAACTTTTTCCCCGGGGATACAGCTAATCCTTGCGAGAAGTATACCCAGCCAAAGCCATACAGCGTAGACCTCAAGAACAGCAGCTACCCTAATAACGTGGCTAACACTCAGACTGAGAAGACTCGTGGTACTGGTGCAGCTACTAAAGGTAAGAACCACGCTAGGTTAAAAGTCGGCAAGTAATGAATTACGCTGAGCTTACGTTAACAATCAAGGGATACTGTGAAAACACGTTCCCAGAGACGATCTCGACGTTTACAACGGCAGAGCAGATTGCTACGTTTGTCAGAAATGCTGAAGAACGGATATACAACTCTGTTCAGTTTCCCTCGCTTAGAAAGAATGTAACTGGGCTTTTAACAGCTAATAACAAGTACTTATCAGCCCCTATTGATTTTCTAGCAGTTTACGCAATAGCGGTGATAGACGCAGCCGGGGTATATTACTACCTGCTAAACAAGGACGTTAACTTTATTAGAGAGGCGTTCCCTAACCCAGCTAATACGGGTCAGCCTACGCATTACGCTCTGTTTGGACCTACGACAACAAACACAGATCCAGCCGTTATAACGAATGAGTTGACCTTCCTTCTTGGGCCAACACCGGATATTCTGTATAACGTAGAGCTGCATTACTATTACTACCCAGAATCAATTGTAACTGCGGGGACTTCATGGCTTGGGGATAACTTTGATCCAGTGCTGTTGTACGGGTCATTGCTTGAAGCTGTTGCCTATATGAAGGAAGAACCCGAAGTATTGGCTACGTACCAGAAAAGATACGACGAAGCATTAGCAATGGCTAAACGTCTGGGTGATGGCATGGAAAGACAGGATGCCTACCGATCTGGGCAAGTACGAATAGCCGTAACATAATAGAGGTACTAAGTGGCACTATCCCAGACATTATGTACGGTATTTAAAACTAACCTGCTAAGTGGGTTAGAGGACTTTAATACAGGTACGATTTACACATACAAAGTTGCTTTGTATACTGTGACAGCGCCATTAAACGCAGATACACTTGCTTATACAACGGATGGGGAAATTACTGGAACTGGGTACGTAGCAGGGGGTAAAGTTCTAGCCCCAACAGTTCCCGCTAGTAGCAGTGGTACGGCATATGTAACATTTGCCAATGTGACTTGGGACCCCGCCCAGTTTACTGCATCAGGGGCATTAATATACAATAGCACAACAGGGGCTGCAGTTGCCGTGTTAAATTTTGGTGGGGATAAGACTGCAACTTTAACATTCCAAATACAGTTTCCAACTGCGACAGCGACAACCGCAATTATTAGGTTTTCCTAAAGGAGTTTCAAATGATCTCAAACAAAGCTAAATCTGTAGATAAAGTAGGTGGATGTGTTCTGTTAGGTGGTGCAACAACTTCTGCTGCTGGTGGAGCTGGTGTATTTACGATCCAATGTTTTGGTCAAGACGGCAACCTGAAGTGGGAAGAAAAGAACCCAAATTTGGTTGTTAACGTAGGACTTCAAGACATGA